TCATCTAGGGCAACCTTTGCAGTATCTTCTTCGTTCGTGCGGGTCGCTGGATTTAAGACATACACGCAATCATGGTAAAACCATGCAAGAAGGACATTATTGATTGCGTCTTCTGTGCATTCACACAAAACTTCTACATCAACAATATCCCTAACCCCCTGAGATATATGACTAAAGTTGTGGTAGTTTCTTGGAATCAAAGGGGAACAAGAAACTGGTTCTTGATACATAGCCATTAGTCTATTAAAACTAGATCTAGTTTCAACTAAATCAGACAGCTTTGCTCCTGCATTTATGGCTCTATCGTAGACATAAAACAGGTAGTCTTCCTGATCAAGACTGTTGATAAGATAGTCAGCGTTATTTTCAAGGATATTCATCCATGTTGCTCCAAAACGTCACACAACACTAGGTGTCGGCGTTTCACTAAAAATCTTCTTCGACATCGTTTTTCTTGAACAGGATAGGCTGTCCTTCAAAAGAAGCAATACTGATATCCAAAGAGCCGCCTTCTGTTTCAGTATATATGGCGGTAGTTTCAACATATTGCATTCCAGTAAGTTCCCTAAACGATTCAATCATTTTCTTGATAAGAATGTTGAATTCTTCTGATGAACTTACTCTATCTTTCTTTAGACCGAATATTTTACAGGTTTCTCCAATCTCCTTATTGAAGAAAGAAGATACCCCTTTCCCGGAAAGATGTTGAGCAAAAAAACTTGAAGATTTTGGTAAAAACGCAAGAGCATGATCGCAGGATACTCTGATAATGGCCTTTCTCGATTCAAAATCAAGAACATCTTCCTTGTTGATTATACAGGTTGGAGTTTGATTTAGATCAGACAATTCATCAACAACGGCTCCCCATGAAAGAATAGGATCAGGAGGAATTGTGTCAGAAAGCAAAGTCTTGATATTCAAGTTATGAATCTTTTCGCTTTTGGGATTCAGGTTGGATCCAGCAATAGCAAAGAATCTTTTACCATTAGGGTCTATATATCTATATACAAAAACCTTTAGAACTGGTTTGGCAATTTTTCTTCTTTCAACAATTGCATTACCAAGCCTAACAACAAGACGAGCAATCTTCTGAGTCAACTCTTCTTTTGTTGCACAAGGAATAAATGGAACGAAGAAGCAACCAAATATACAATCTAGGTTTTGTTGAATGTTTATATTGTTCAAGTCGTATAATATGGCAAAATCTGTTGTATCAAAATAGATAGGGATCTTTATGTATCCATCTTCCATATCATTTACATCAATGAAGTTTCGCTCATAGCGAACATTGCCTTGAGTAATGAAGCTTGGAAGCAAATTATTAGAATATGTTACTTTTTTCATGCAATACCGCCATCTGTGAAAGAATTAACATTTGCTATTCCATAATCGTTCAAAACAACTTTATCTTGATTGTTTCTAACAGTTTTCCCGCAAAAAGCAAGAAGCATACAGAAAGACCTCAAAAGCATATGCTTTGCAGGAGCATCTATATCCTGAACATCAAAAACCATAAAAGAAATGTCGTTATTTAGAATAGATATAGAACTTTCCGTAAGTAATACATCAATAGAGTTTTTATATTGAATAGTCTCACAAAAACTTCTAATGAATTCTTCCTGAAGAACAATGTTTGTTTTAGCGGTTTTACCCGCTAATCTCAAGCAGGCAACAACTACTTCTGTCATTCTGTTTGAATCCAAAAAAGATGAAGCAGTGAAGAAAACAAAGGGTCTTTTGCCTCCCATTTTTGTGGTATGAATTTTCGTGACAAGATTTTTTCTAGAGCAGAGGATTTCAAACTCGTCATAGTTGCAAAAAAGGTCTTTGCACTCAAAACAGAGTTCGTTTATCTTACCAGAAAGCCGTTGTAGTGGTTTTTCTTGTTCGGAGATTTCTTTATTTTCCATAGCACATCTCAGTCAACAAGGGGTTGACCCTTGATGACCGGAATATCGTACAAACAGTCGTCTCCGAACCTTTCTCTCACATGATCAATCATTACGCCGCTATGAGTTGTCACAATAAACTGCTTTTGCGGGAACATTTCAAGAATCTTGTCAAGCATCTTTTTGTGACGTTTGAAATACACATGCATCTCAATATTATCAACAAGAACAATATCGCTCTTGTCAATAGTCTCAGGATCGCAAAGATTTCTCAAAAGAGTGGCAATTTTCTTCTCGCCAGCGCTCATAGACTTGTAGTGGACGTTGACATTGCCTTTTTCAATGATAAAGTCCTGATAAAAGGCCAAAGAATCGTTTTTAGCATCAGAAATTTGATTATACACCTCTTCTGTGGTCATAACTGCCCCTTGGGGCTTCTTTTTGATTTTATCAACGTTTTTAGCGTATGCTGACAAGGCCTCTTTGAGAAGGTCTTTTGAAGCGCTAACCCCCTCAGAAGAAACTGGTTTTTCAACCCTACAGTTATAACCATAAATAGCTCTTCCTAGCTCTATAAAGTCTTTCACCCTATCCGCTGGTATTTGAAACTTGCTATTATTTATTGGGTGGTCAGCATCAATATAAACGCAGTTTTCAGCTTTCCTATCGCTCAAGTCATTTCTTATAACATCATTATCTTTGATGTGAACAACAAACTCTTTACCATCCTCTTCAAATATTCCTATTATTTCCATTTGGTTTGTATATTTAGTGTATGCAATATATCCCGGATCATAATCCGGATGAAACTGCATCTTTCTAAGAAGAAGATTTTCATCATCATCTGTTCTTTTTGCGTACATTTTGGCCCTAGAAAGAACGGCAATAGCATTCAATCCGGTAGATTTTCCGCACCCATTAGGTCCATAAAAAACATTAATCTTCTTATATGAACCATCTTTGTTGGCAAAATTGAAAACGCTTTTGTTTTCAAATCCAGAATAGTTAGATAGTTCTAGCGACTTTATTTTGAGCATGAAAAAACCTCCAGTTGATATTGCTTTATCGACAACCGGAGGTTTATCTTCTAATAAGTGTAAGTTTATCTTCTACATATGCTCGTTATTCGCCGCCAAGCCGCAGATAAAAGAACCAAAATAAGCATTCCCATTACATGCTTTTGGTGTAAAAGGCTACATCTTTCGGACTCTTTAGCCACATCTTTTAGAGTTAGCATACCATCGCTCCTTGAGAGAATGATAGGCAAATGCGTTTCACACCGTGTAATTTGTGTAATGCATTGGTTCGTCAAGATTTTCATTGTAAAAATACCAGCCAATGAACTGATCCCCAAAGTAGTCGCAAACCACAATTACCGCATGTGTAAATGCAAAATTTATTTCAGGACAAGATGCTCCATTGTATGTATCTTCAAAGATATCTTTTTTGAAGACTCCATTGATAATAGAATCATAGTATATATCATGGTCTGTCCATCCAGAAGCTTTTGCTTCTTCCAGTTTTGAATTGCTTTTTCCTGTAGTTTCAAAAATGGTTTTGAATATTTTTGAGGCAGACCTGAGAAGAACACTGTGGCTTATTATTTTGTTTCTGGTTTTACATTCCAGATTAGCATATGTCATTCTGTAAATATCTTTAGTGTCTTCGCTTTGAAAAGTGAATAAGGCATCCGTCTCTATAATGTGAATTTTTACTTTGAGAGAACGAAACTGAGAAGGAGTTATCGCTCCTATTCTTTCAGGAAGCGGTGTTGGTAATTCCTGAAATACTTTTTTGTCCTTGGGATTTTCAAAATCTTTCTTTCCCATGTATTCTAGATCAATTTTACCAGAGAATTTCCTTCGGATGTTTTGGATAAATTTGCTTGCTTTTTCTTCAGACGGAAAACCATAATCGCAAATCATAACATCCCAGTCTGTAAAATTTCCCTTATATTTCTTTGCTTCCTGCTGAATCTGGTCAAAGGTAGGGCCAAGAGAAGACCCGTCGCCATGAAGAATGTCCTCTATGGAGTCTTCGCACTTATCGGTCAAAAACACTCTCACACAAAAGCGATACTCGTCCATTGTTTCCTCCAATATCTGATTAGGAATCGACAAGTTCGCTGTTTGAATTATTCTTTTTCACGATTACCCGTAAATGGAAGCCTTGTCATACCAAGAAGATGCTTGCTTATTTACATCCTCTTCGTCGTCATCATCTTCTTCATCAATTGCTCTTCTTCCTGCCTCATCTTCGAAGTCAAAGGCTATTTGGTCTGGATCTTCATTGCCGCCAAGAGCAATACCTTCTTGCTCAAAGAATTGTAAAGCATCTCGACCGAGTTGTAGGTTTATTTCCCTATCTTCTTGCCTTGCTTTAGCAATGTTCTCTTGAATCTTCGCGTCATTGAATCCGCTTAGAATATATTCTTCTGCTTCTGCATCGAGATTCTGAATAATGTTCGCAATCCTAATCTTGCTTCTTACGAACTTATAGAATATTTCATCTGGATTGAGTCTTCCGTTTTCTCCCTTTACAACCATGTAATGAGTATTTACTGGCATAAAGTTGTTAATTCTGAATGCTCTTCCTTCTGTCTGCTCGGCAGTATATGGAGACCAGTCAAAGTCATTCATTATAACATTGCTTGCGGAGTTCTCAAGACTGATTCCGGTTCCTCCCTTTTTAGCGGAAATAACCATAGCCCTAGCAATACCTTCTGGATCTTTGAACTTCTCAACAGCGTCCATAATTACAGCGCCGTTATCGTCTCCCATAATCCTTACAACTTGGAAGTCAGGATCTTTGGTTTTAACATACTGTAACAGCTCTGCGTATATCTGCTTACATACTCCTCTAAAGTTAGAGAAAACCAGAACCTTTTCATCTCTATCAAGTATTTCCTTAGCCTTCGCTATCGTGTGAGGAACCTTTAGCTCGGCAAGTTTCTTTCTTTGCCCAGTAAGTCCTGCAAGAGCATGTCCTGCATTTCCGGCATACCTTATCCTAAGCCTATCAAGTTCGTCTCTAAATGCTTCCATATCAAAATCTTCTTCTAAAATATAGTTCTCTCCGATTTTGTGTTCTGGAAGATTTGGATTGATAGATTTTTGAGATCTGCTCAAATAAGCGCCGGAAAGGGTAAGCCACTTTCTAAGATTGTACGCTCTTTCTTCTTGTTGAATAAGCGCGGCTTTTGCCTTATTCTCATCTTTGAAATCTGTTGTTGAAATCTTTGAGCCAACGAATTCTTTGTTAAAGTCCCTAGCATCTAGCTTGCCAAGAGTGTGGTCTACAACATTCAAAACGTTATGAACGTCAATAGCGGTATTGGCTACAGATGTAGCAGATGCTGCCCACTTAAACGGAATAGAAGGAGCAAGCATTCCTACGATTCTGGCCATAGCGCTTTTTGCATTCTTAATAAGATGGGCTTCGTCAAAAATGGCAACAGAATATTTTGCCGTAAAAAGACCATCAAGTATCGCTTGTCTAGATCTCCATCTTTCTTTGACAGCAGGAGCTCCCGTTGGTCTTCTAATAATGTTTCCGTCTTGACCAACTTGAGGGTCAACAGAAAGATTAGAATAGGTTATTATTGTCCATCTCTTGTTATCTGATGGGTTAAATGATACTTGCGAAGGATCTTCTCCTAGCTTATCAACAATTTCATTTGCCCATTGAAGCTGTGTTGCTTTAAGAGTTATGATAAGGCAGTTTCCGCCGCTACGTTCAAGTCTCATTTTGGCGGCTGCAAGAGTAGTAAGAGTTTTTCCTGTTCCGGTTTTATCTCCCAAAATAGCATTGTTTCTTTCATATAGCCAACGAACGCCGTCTTTTTGCTTTGGAAACAGTTCAACATTCTTAACTGATTTCTCAACATCTTTATAGAATGTTTTGTAATCAAATTCCGGGTTTCCCCTTTTGTCTCTTATTTGTCTACCGGCCTCATCTTTAACTTCATATCCATCAAGCTCTCCTGGATATCTTGTTCTTTCCATTTTACCGGCTCGTAACAAAAGGCTTAGAGCTACTCTAAGATTAGTTACATCCCAACCTCTGCTCTTTACAAGAGAAGCAAAGCGATAAAACTCATCAAACTTTCCATAAACACACCATCTGTTTTCTTGCTCAAGTCTCATTCCTGTTGGTTCATATCTACCATTTGGAAGTTGTTTGAGCTGAGGAGGAAGTACATTACCATGAGCTTGAGGCGGTTCTGGTCGCAAATCGGTAAGATTGGCCTTACTTGGGAATGAGAATCTAACAAAATCTTCTAACTCTCTTTGAAGAATCGGTGTCCTTGGGAAAGAGATAGATAATAGGAATTTGGTATTATCGCTTATATCTCTAACGATAATTGTCTTATTTGGGTCTTGTAAATTCTCTTTATTTTCTTCAAGAGTTTTCTTGTATTTCTCAGTAATTTGAAGTAGTCTTGTAACATCAAATCCCTTCTGTCTCATAAACTCAGCAAGAGCCTCTAGTGCTGATGGAAGAATTGGGGGATTGCCTCTAAGCAAGAATACCCATCCTCCTTTTCTTCCTCCACCAACATCAACTTCAGGATTCCATCTTGCTCCAATCCTGTTCATTTTAATGAAGTTTGTAACATCGTTGTTCTTTTTGAAGTTTAGTATAAACTCGTCCCAGCTTACTTCTGTAATCTGTATAGGTTCAAAAGCTGCAACTTGCTGTTCTTGTGGCCCTTCTATTTGTTTTGGTTTCAAGAATCTCTGTATTTGAGACACATCAAAACCCATATTGGTAAGCTCTTGAAGAATTTGTTCAAAAAATGGTTGTTCTGTTATTCCTATACTATAGACACCCGGCCCTCTTTTGTTTTTCTGATCGGAAAACAGCTTAAAGTGAGCAGGTAATAAAGCATTTTTCTTGTAAGGATTTATAGCAGTTGCCCAAGTTGGCAAAGAACCGTCTGGCCTCCTAAGAGAATGAATGTATAATTCAGGTAATGTTTTTAGGCTTTTTAGTTCTTCTTTTTTCAAATCATTGATTTGAACGATAATGTTAGTCCAAGATACTCCATAAGCTTGTTCTTCAACAAAAATAACTTTTCTTTGATTGTTGAGTTGTTCTTGAGGTTGACCAGGTGGACGAATTGGTTGAGGCTGAACCTGTTGTCCTTGTGGAGGCTGTACTGGTTGAGCCGGTTGTGCTGGTTGTATTGGTTGCCTTGGCTGTAGCGGTTGTACCTCTTCTAAAGGTACTTCATCTTCAGCCTGAGCAATCTTGGTAATATCAAAATATGAGCTACTCATCTTTTCTCCATACTATCTTGTTCTTCAATATATTATCGAAGATTTCCTATACCAGCCTAGTTGAGATGCTATTACATTAGGATTATCTGGTTCATCTGGAGGAATATCTGGTCCGCCAAATTCAATATCGCCTTGATCTATCTCTGGTAATGGTTCGGCATTATAGGCGATTGGAGTTCCTCTGGCTTTGCACAATTCAATAATTCTTGGTTCAATATACGCCATTGGGTCAATATCTTTGCAGTCAAGATATTGTTTAGATCCAGGTCTTGCTACTATAAGAAGGTTAATAACTGTTAGTATATATGCATTCAATAGTCTTTGATCTTCTTTCATAAAGTCTGGCAAACGAGGGAACTCTTTTACAAGAAGAGCCTTAAACGCATCATTTGTTGTTGTTGCTCTTGCTGCAATATATGCCTCTTGAATCTTTGGATTTTGCTGAGTTTCCAGTGGAAGAGTAAGGAATGCAGATGCTCTTGTTCTCATTATTGTAAGAACTTGATTGATGTTTTGATCATCAACCTGACCTGTCGCTTTTTGATAATCAGGATCGGCAAGAAGTCTTGGATCTATTTCTTCATCTCCCCATCTTAGTCTGTTTCTTAAAGCTCCTTGCTGAAGCATGTGTTTTTTGTACTCTTGGAAAAGCTCATCATTCTTGAATTGAGGTTCAAATTTTCTAAACATATCAATGTTAGTTCTAAGAACCTTTTGTTTTACTTTATCAGCAAAAGACTGGAATCCAGGAAGTCTACGAACCCATAATGGAGCAATAGCTGAAAGCTCTTTTTCAAATGTTTTATCTAAGTATACAGAATGGTCTCTTCTTACATCTCTTGGGTCTTTTACTTCTGGACTTATTTTTGTAGAAAGGTTATTAGCCATAGCATCTACGTTTTCCGGATTATCAAAAAACTGAGCAACAGCATCGCGAGGCATATCAATAGCAAAATAACCCTCTATCATGGCCGCAGGAGCGCTTTCTACTTTCGCTTGCTGAATAGCCATTTCAAACTCATGGTCTGCGTTTAATTCCGGCATGTAATCGCCAATGGCCTTCTGAATATCTTCAAACTCCTTTTTGGCAACCCTTATTCTCTCTTTCATCTCCTTTGTTTTTCTACTTGTACTAAAGACGTTAGATTTCCAATATAAACCGCTTGCATACTTATTGATAACTGCTTGCTTAAATATCTCTTTACCTCTTGGATATATGTCCCAGTGGTTAGGAACTTTGCCCAAAACTTTTGCAACTTGTTCAGGGGAGTTTTGATACATAGCGGCAAGTCTGCCGTGAACATTCTCAATAAAAGCCGGATCTCTTAGAACGAAATCTGGCATTTGAGCTGCATTTTGAGCAACATCTTCAGCAAGCTGGAAAGCGTCAGCTCCTTGAAGAGCATGAATTTTCTTAAACCACGCTTCCTTACAAGCTGTTTGAAGAGATTGCATTATCTCTGGAAACTCTTGGAATTGTTCATTTTTTATAGCATTGTTATACAAGGATGGGTCTGCTTTGATTCTTGTAATAAGCTCTTCAATTTCCTCCATATTTGGAGTTCCATCATCATTGAAGTAGCTCTTGTTATTATCTCTTTCTTTGAGAATTCTTTCCCAATGATACCTCGCAGAGCCAGTTATCATTGGTTCAAGTCCTTCTCTGAATATGAGATCTGTAATCTCTCTCCAATAAGTAACAGGACAAGAACGACTTACTCCGCCAGCAAAACTTTGGTCCCCGGCAATCTCATATATTTTCTTATTCTTTTCGCCAAATCGAATACCAACACAACCCTTGCCGTTTTCAACAAGAATCCAGAAGTCGCCCTCAGATAAGTATAATGGACCATTAACATTCTTTGTGGTACACCAGCTATTAGGAAGAGAGAAGTTGTTCAATATGTCTAGGTTCTTATCCCAAACTTGTTCTTTTGTGAGAGGATTGCCTTTCTCGTCAACTCCGGGCTTTACGTTGTCTTTCATAGGCAACTTAATCCAACCGGATTTTGTCTTCTCATCAAAAATCTGCCTTGTCATTTCAAGGCTATGTTCGTTTAGATCTTTTTGATAAGTCTTTAGAATATCAATCTTAGATGAGTTATTTTGATCTATAACTCCCTGAACATGATCAACAGGAACTCCGGTCTCGGCTGCAA